TTTAGTTCCCCACGCAAGAAATTTAAACCTTGACTATATGATGCTAAAATCGGATTTGCTTTTAGCCAATTCTTTTCGTCTTTAATATCATCATCTTTATCTAACTCATTAATCATTACAAAGTATTCATCGTTTTCAACAACACTTTCCGGATCCAATATCCTGCTAACATATTTATATTCAACCTGGTAGCAAGGATAATTTAAATTAAAGCCGGCAGTTGTTATAATCATTATTAACGGTTGCTTTCTAGCACCAGTACCTGATATTAACACGTCATAAATCTCACTTGTTGGATGTCCGTGATATTCGTCAACAATACCGCATTGAATATTCAATCCATCACCGGTCTTGCCATCATCTTTTGATAAAGCTTTGATAAAAGACGCTGATTTTATGTGCTCAATTTGACCATAGGCAACTTTGTATTTCCCTTTTAAAAATTCACAGCTTTTTAATTGTGAATTAATTTCATTCCATACGATTTTAGCCTGGTCTTTTTTGGTTGCTGCACAATATACCTCGGAAGCAATCTCACCAAAGGCCATGCTTTCATAAGAGCCCATTGCTCCAAGACTTTGCGACTTAGCATTTTTCCGGCCAACTTGCCAATATGCTTTTTTAAATCTTCTCAACCCTGTTTCTTTATTGACCCAGCCATATATATTGCCAAAAACAAATTTTTGTATTATATGTGGCTCTATGTTTTCACCTTGCAACACGCCTTTGGTGTGCTTAAATAACCTCATCCATTCTAAAAACCGTTCTGCTTTTTCTTCATCAAAAACATACTTAAAATCTTTTTTATTTAAATCAAGTAAGAACCTTGCACAAGCCCACTTATGTTTTGTGCAAGCAACTTCTACGCCATTAATTACATCTTCTGAATAGTTTATTAACTCTTGTAATAAACTCATACATTACCAAACCCTCTGTTTGATAAAGGGTCTGCTTTTTCAGGTTCTTTTTTAGGTATGTTTTTGATTTTGGACAACGGATTAAGAAATAATCTATCTTCCATCTTAATAAGCATATCCATTTTTTTATTGATAGCATTATCAAGTTGTAAATCAACATTAGTTCTCATATACTCGTTTAAAACATTTATAAATTCTTCCGGTAAAGACTGCTCATATTTATCAAAGTCAGTATTAAAAATACCGACTTTTTTTCTTTTCTCCAGTAAATCTAAATACTCGCTAAATGTCACACAATACCGACCAATCAAACCAATATCAGAGCTAGAAGCTATATCGTTATCTTTATAAATCTTTAATATTTCTTTGAATTTTGCATAAGCATTAATATCATTTTTTACAAAATCTGGGCATTTTAATTTATTATCGCCAACTTTAATTTTACTTCTTTCTCTGTGTTCGATTTCTGCTTTTGTTAGATGCTTCCTACCTTTTGCCAACAATATATTTGTTGGTTGAGCATTTCTCCCCATCATCACCACCTCGCATTTTTGACTGATTTTTTTATAAAGGGAAATTTTTATACGCTTAACAGCACCCCGCTCGACAGCTTGCTTTATTTCTAGCTTTTTGACCCCCTATGGGTCACTTTTTCATGACACGACCAGCACAACGATTGCAAGTATTGCCAATCACAACCATCTAGTTCTTTGCTTAGTAATTCTCTAAGCGTTATCTTGTGATGAACAAGTCTTGCTGGCTTACCACATATCTCGCAGTTTGGTTTGTACGCACGGTATTGCTTGCTTGTTTTCTTCCAGTCCTGGGTCCTATAAAAGCCATCGGTTGATTGTGGTTTTCGTTTCTCTTTAACGCTATTATGTTTTTCGCAATAAGCATTATATGATAGCTCATTACATCCAATCTTATTGCATGGCTTTAACATTTTAATAGCCACACTATCAACTCCAAATGCTGTTTTATTTAATTACCTTACAGTGATTACTCTTATAACCACCATTCTCTTTATGACAGTTAGCTCTAAAGCTAGGCTGCATTAAGTCCTTGTAGTTATCTGCTTTCGGTTTCTTTCTTGATGATATGCAGTTCCTGTCAACAATACCTATATTGTCAGCCATACATAACCTATCATCATTGTATTTACATTTGCTATTGTCACAACAAACTAGCACATCGTCACCTCTTTTTAGACATAAGAAAAAGCCATTCAATTAAATGAATGGCTCAATATTATCTTGTAAAAATTTTACAGTTATTGGTCGCAAACCAATTAACTAAATTATAGCACATTTCGCAACATACTTTCAACTTTCAAATAAAATATTTTTTCCCGCTAAACCCGCGTT